GGAAAGATGATTATCGTAAAGATGAGAACTGGTCGGTTCTTGATGCAAAGTTAGAATAAACCCCTAACCCCTGAATGGGTATAAGAATTACAAAAAAGCCTCGTACTACTGTTCGAGGCTTTTTTTGGTTTACCCATTAATAAAGCCGGTAGTAACAACCGGTGCAACATAAGTAGTTGGTAATACTTTGACGGCTGATGTATCTGTAACCTGTACATTGTATGTTTCCAGGCTATCTATTAATTCAGCATGGTCATGATCGGTAGATGAAGTAGTCGATACCAGGTTACGAAAAAAGTCTCCTTTCAGTCCGTATAGGTTGGCATTTATAGCATCCAACAGGTCCAGGAATTCAAAGGCTTTTGTTTCGTATTGCGATTTGTGATTACTGGGTGCAATGTTTGAAGTCACCACGTGCAATGTTACAGCCACATCGGCGGCACGTAAACCCTTTGAACGTATTTCCCATGTGATAGGTTGGAACTGTAAAAACAAGGCGGGTGTGGGGAATGGAACTTCTTGTTCTATATACTGAAGATTATTGTTCCAAATATCCAGATGTTTGATAACTGACTTTTTATCATCGAGTGTCAGAGCTGTAATGTATTTTCCCTGATCATCCTGTTGGATCAGTCTCAGTTGGTCGATAATTGATAGATAAAGTTTCTTTCTCATTTTAAACCCTGTTTAAGAATCATTTCAATACTCTTTAAATTGTATTCGATTATGCGTTTCACTGCTTTGTCAACTTCCGGAGCATGACCAATGAACTGCCGTTTTGGAATATGTATTTTACTACCGACTTTCATCAATGCCATATTTTTATAAAATTCGGCTTCGTCACTTATCTTCAGGGAGCCTTTTGAAGTTTTACCATCCTTTTTAAACTTCACCTTTCCGCTCAGCTCGTAAAATTTTGCCCAAAAGAACCGCTTCATTCGAACAGTAACAACGATGTCACCACCTTCGTTATGAATTTGTGCATGTGGCTGTCCGGAACTAAATACAACGCCGCTATTTTGTACCCTGGCACGGATAGAACCGCGCAACCCTCCACCCCCTCTTACCACTAAGAGACTTCCTTTCCCTTCGCGTTTACGTTGTGGCCATCGTTCAGAAAAGAACGCCTTACGCTCAAAGTTCCGGTCAAACTCATCCAGGAGTTCGACTTTCATGTCATTGAGAATATTTTTATTGAGTTCCGATGCAGTCATTAAAATATTTACTATTTATTCATTTACTATTTACTATTTCATCTTCTCAATAATCTTTTGTGCATCCTTTACATCTTTCGGGCTTCCTTCTCTTGACATGTATGGGTGTTTATCCGGGAATATATTAAGTGTTTCTCCCGGGTTAGTTCTAAACATGGCCGATTTGTTTACACCATCTTTATCCAGATTAGTTGTTGCTATTATACCACGATCAATTGATTCCGTAGAGTCAGATAACGGGTATTTATCTTTCATCACCTGGACAACTGTGCAACGGCAGTTCCAACCTAACGGTGGTACGTATTTACTCCAAAATACATCATCTGATGCAAGGGTTGTATTTGCCAACGCAGCGTGATCAGCGCGTACCTTTGCATCTGCCGCTGTTCGGAACTGAAGGTTATAACGGTCGCCATCCTTTTTAAAATCCTGCCATTTAGAGGCGGTCTGTGCAGAATGGATTGCAAAATTGTACTCGGCATTCAGGTAATTGACATTGTAGGTTTCGTAAATAGACTGTACCTCTAGTTTGAATGTTTCAAAGGGTTTGATTTCACCTTTGTCAGTCAGTAACAAAAGAGATACCTGTTTTAATTCATGATACCCTTTCATCCCGGAGAATACAAAAGTATTTTGTTTCAATGCTTCCAGTACTGTTTTTGGAACTACATATTTCAAAGCGGCAGTGGCTATTCCTTTTTCAAGGGCTGCATCAAGTATCCGGTTAATTTCATTGATCAGATCACGTGGTGCCTTTTGTTTTAACATGGCAGGAGTGATGGTACCGTTATCATGAATGAATTTTATGGCACGATTAAAAATGTCCTGATCGAAAGAAGGTATCCATTTTGCAAAAAATAGGATGTCCGCATTTGCATTTTTGCCGTATAGTAAATTGACAGCGTTGTTTAGCCCTGAATAGTATTCAGGGCTTATTGAAAAAAATTGATCGGTGTTTTAGGTTTTGGTGTCTTTTTTCCTTTCTCTTCCAGGGGATCGGGTTCTACCGGTGGTTCTACTTTTGTAGGTTCTTTTATACCTGTAATCTGGATATTATACTTGTCAGTAAAATAGGCGGGAGCAATGATATAACCGTATTTAAGTAACATGTCCTCAATGGCACGTTGTTCTTCCGGTTTATAGTCGATGCTTACATCCCAGTCAAACCGATAACCTTTTACAGGAAAACCGTGCATCATCATAAAGGGCAACAATTTATTGTTGACAAGGTCACGGATAAAGTCGGCATCCGCTTCAATGACGTTCTTCAAAATCTCTAAATGCACCTCACTCTGTGATCGTGAACTTCCATTATCCAAGGTCATGGTTGAATTTAATACCCCTTTGGACATTTCAGAGTTGGCTCGGTCAATACGTTTATCATAGACGTTAAATGCATCGCCACGTGTTGTTTCCTTTATTTCAATTTCGGTACCTTCAGGGAAAAGACCCCAGGCAGCGGCACCCATGTCGGATAACATCTTTTCTACTTTTGTAATTTCGGCTTTATCCCGGCTTGTAGTCTTCCCGATCCGGATAGGCATTCCAAAGAGTTCTCCAAAAGCATCCCAGAACGCTAACATGTTCTTTTTGCTTATTGCCTGAGGTGATATCTTCAGAAACAATCCTAAATCAAATGGGTTACCCGCTTCGATACACCATGTAGCCAGTTCGCCGGTCCGATAATCAATACCCATAGTTGGGAGATCACCGACCTCCTTTACAATTACCCCAAACTCAGGCATCACATGTTTCCGCGGTACAAGAGTTGTATTTTCAAACTGCCGTTTATCATCAACGGTAACAATGTCTCCAAATTGAATTAATGAGTGACCCCAGTACCGGGAATCCAATGCCAGGGAAATGAAATTTTTAAACCATTCCGTTTCAAATATCTCAGTTATATCGGAATTTTCCTTTTTCCCTTTTTTGTCTACCAGTTTAAATGATTTGCGTTGTGTAAATCCTTTGCGCTGTGATACGGCACCGGTAAGATGAAGATCAATATCTACATCAGTATAAACGTCGTACAAGCGGGCACGCCGTGGATGTTCTACCACAATAGCCATTTGCCAGGATTGCCGCCAGTCTCCAATATCTTTTTTAGTCAGATATTGAGTACGATTGGCTAGTTCTATAATCATAGACTTGACGTGTTCTTGTTTCACGTTGTCCATTGCCAGTAGCATTTCGGGAGTATAGCTCATTATTGTTTGAAGTTTGAAGTTTAAAGTTTGAAGTTACCAGTCATTACGCTGTTTTGGGAGTGATCCGTATTTTATATCACTACCTATGTCGGTTCCGGTGGAGTCGGTTAAGGGTGGTAGTTCCGGTGATGCTTTTCCTGCCTGTACATCTTTTAGCCATGCAACGGCACTTTTGTAACGCGTTTCACGTATTTCAAATCCCATTTTTTTGGGTAACCAGGCGATAAGATGATAGAGTGCCATGTCACAACAAACCATAACTAACTGCGAGTTTCGGGCATCACCTTCAGCTATAAATGCGGCAACTATATCGTACCGGTTACGCAGGTAAGAACTGATTTCTTCCCGTGCGTAGTTTTCCGCTTTTTGTCGGGTGGCTTCGTCTGACTGCTGAATTACATCGAGTGTAACGGCATCGGTAACGGCTGAATAATCGGATTGAGTTAAAAACATGATTAAAATGGTTTAAAGAGTTTGAAAAGTTTGAGGTTTGAAAAGTTACCTGGTACAATAAAGTGCCATCTTTTCAATATTGGTAATGGTTAATCCTTTTTTAAATGTGCCTTCCTTTATAAGTTCCTTCAGGTTCTGTTTTGATTTAACCAGGGGTTTTCCATTATACCATAATACAAAGAATTTATTTCCTGTTTTCTCGAAATAACGGTTCGCTTTTCTGACAGCGCGTTTAACCAGGATATTTTCATACTTGCGTTTTAGAAAGAAAAAGAATTTTAGCATAATGTGTGTGTTATTTGATTATTGTTATTTTGGGGACATTGGGGACATTTGTGACCATTACCATGTATTCTTGGAAGTTGACCGGGCACCCAATGAAGGCGAATAGATTTCTGCACGGGTACGCTTTTGAAGAATGTAAATAGCACCTTCGTCGGCATCGGGAGCATCATCGTGCGTGCGAGAGCCTTTTTCAAAGCTCAGGGTCTGTTCAATACCGGTAAGCATATCACGATCGGTTTTCATGGCTTCATTGTACCACACAAAACCACGTTCCCATAATGGACTGACAGCTTCCACACGTTGGTATTTGTCAGGCTTTTTGCGTTGATCAGGTCGGATGGGTAACTGATAACCCCGAAGATTACCTTCAGTGGTGAACTCATCCAGGATAATGTCCTGCAAAAAATTTGCTTCCATGTAATAATCACAAATGACACCTTCTGGCATGGATTCATGTAAGTCATAGAACCAACGCACCATCTCTGAGGCTGAACACTGCCTTACAAATGCTTTAATGTTATGAAGCTCGGTGCCTATTTTACCCCACACTTTTATGGCCTTATAGTCGTTTTTGGTGGTGCCTTTAAAGGACGGGTCACAATAGGCAACGATGCTTTCATATTTATGCAGGGCGGGCAACTTTTTCCACCTCACCCAGTCATTTTTAAATACAGCCCCTTTGGTTATGGGGTTATTCATATATTCCTTTTGAAAAGAGCGGTACCCCATAAATAGTTCCTTCGCCTTGATCCGCTCATCAGTCCAGTACTCCGGCCACGACGGTTCACCGTTTTTGTCCCTCACATTTACCTGAAGTACATATACCGTTTCGATCGCTGCTATATTAGCCAATACACTGTTCTTTCCAATTAAATTACCTACCATGATAAAGCGACCGCCTTTGGCAGAAAAAGAACCGAACAAGGCTTCTTTTACCCAATCTGTCATCTTGCTTACCCTGGCTTCATTCTCTACCAGTTCATCATCATCCAAGTCATCAATGACTATATAATCCGGTCGGTTTTCCTTGTATCGTAAACCACGGGGTGACTGACCACGTCCACGTGAAAAAAATGCACAATCATCAACCGTAACAAATTCACCTTCTGTCCAACTTCCGGCATTGTATTGTTTCCCA